ATGCCGGATAAGCCCAAGTCCGGGCCTGCGCCGCTGCGCAAGCTCCGCCTGACCGACTGGTCGCGCCTCTTCCTGGCCGAACTGGCGGCCACATCGAACGTCAGCGCCGCCGCCCGCAAAGCCGGCGTCTGCACCAGCACCGCCTATGAAGCGCGTCGCCAGTCGGCCGAGTTCAACCGGGCCTGGGCCCAGGCGCTGTGCGAAGGCTACGACCTGCTCGAAATGGACCTGCTGCGCCGCCTGCGCGAGGGCGAGGTCAAGCCCGCCGCCGGGGCCAAGCGCGGCGTGCGGACCTATGACAATGCCACCGCGCTGCGGCTGCTCGCCGCACACCGCGATTCCACCACCCGGTTCCGTGCGGTGCGGACCCGCGAGGAATCCGATGCGATCGTCCAGTCAATCAACGCCAAGCTGGAGAAGATGCGCCAGCGCCGCATCGCCGCCGAGGACGAATGACCGACCAGGCGCAGATCGACCACCTGATGGCGCAGCCGGAGGCCAAGCGGCTCGCCTGGTTACGCCGCCTGTCATTCGAAGAGCGAGAGGAGTTCAATCATATCTGGCCACTATGGGCCCGCGCGGCGCAACTGCCCCCGCCGGGCGACTGGCAGCTGTGGCTGATCCTGGCCGGGCGCGGCTTCGGCAAGACCCGTGCCGGGGCGGAATGGATCCGTGACATTGCCGAACGCGATCCCACGGCGCGAATTGCGCTGGTCGGGGCCTCGCTCGGTGAAGTGCGTTCGGTGATGGTCGAAGGCGAAAGCGGGCTGCTCTCGATCGGTCTGCCGGGCCAGCGTCCGCAGTTCGAACCCTCGCTGCGCCGGCTGGTCTGGCCCACGGGCGCCATGGCCACGCTCTATTCGGCGGGCGAACCTGAATCGCTGCGCGGGCCCCAACACAGCCACGCCTGGTGCGATGAAGTCGCCAAGTGGGACAATGCTTCGGCCCGGGCGGAACGCGCCTGGGACAACCTGCTGTTCGGCCTGCGCCTGGGCGAGCAGCCGCGCGCGCTGGCGACAACCACGCCGCGCGCCGTGCCGCTGCTCAAACGGATGCTGGCCAGCGATCCCGCCACCCTGGCAGTCTGCCACGGCAGTACCGAGGCCAACCGCGACAACCTGCCGGCCCGGTTCGTCTCCGGCATTCGCAAGTTGTACGGCAAGTCCGCGCTCGGCCGGCAGGAGCTCGATGGGGAGCTGCTTGAAGATATCGACGGTGCGCTGTGGACCCGCGCCCTGCTGGAGGCCTGCCGCGAACCGGTAGCCTCCAGCCCTGCCGTCCGCACGGTGGTGGCAGTCGATCCGCCCGCCTCGGCGGGCGGGGACGAATGCGGCATCGTGGTTTGCGCGCTGGGTGAGGATGGCCTCGCCCGCGTGCTGGCCGATGCCTCGGTTGCCAAGGCCAGCCCCGAACAATGGGCCCGCGCCGTCGCCAGGACCGCCGCCGCCTGGTCCGCCGACCGCGTGGTGGCCGAAGCCAACCAGGGCGGCGCGATGGTCGGATCTGTCCTGCGCGCCGCCGAAGTGACCCTGCCGCTCCGCCTGGTCCACGCCAGCAAGGGCAAAGTCGCCCGCGCCGAACCAGTCGCCGCGCTGTATGAGGCCGGCCGCGTCCGCCACGCCGGGCAGTTCCCGGCGCTGGAAGACCAGCTCTGCGGGCTCATTGCTGGTGGCAGCTACAACGGCCCGGGGCGGTCGCCGGATCGGGCGGATGCCCTGGTTTGGGCGCTGACGGAGCTAGCGTTGCGGGCGAAGGTGCAGCCGAGGGTTTGGCTGGGGTAGGTTCCTGAGGTCTCAAAATTGCGCTTGATTCTGCTGTACAGTTGGAACAAGACGCGCGGGAGAGTGTTGTATCCACGTTCTGGAGGCACCACATACCGCTAGAGATTGATCCACAGAAAGTGGCCGTATTTGGCCGTTAACCTCTGATTTATCTGTATTGTGCGATACATACACTACATACTTTTATGTTCATTAGCTTAGAAAGCTCGGCCATGTCCGCAAGGAAGCACATTCAAGGCAATCGACTCAAGTCGGCCCCTGCGCACCCCGAGTACGACGATGAAATCACTCTAGAACAGCTCGAAATTATTCGTCGACTCGCTGATCCAGAAGGTACGCGCGCCGCAAAGAGGGTGATTCTTTATCCCGCGTTGGTGTGACAACGTTTTTCCCACCTTCTACACTTCCGGCACCATTCGATATCGTATGGTGCCGGTTTCCTGCGCACACCGATCTCGGCAACCCTGGCCCGAAACCGCGACCCGCCATTGTCCTTAACGTTGCAGTTGATCAAGACACTGGTGAAAGTGAAGTGCACGTCGTCTACGGCACGACAAAGCTCAAGCTACATCGTCGTCGCGATTTTTTTGTCACGAACGTGGCCGAGATGGATGCCTGTGGTCTAAACAAGGCAACTCGTTTTGATTTGGATAAGATTGCTTGGATCCCATGGGCGTCTGAGTGGTTCGCGACGCTGCCGGGCTATGCCAGCCCAATTATAGGCCACCTGTCGGCGCACGGTAGCAAGCTCTTGCAGATCGAACTGTCCTACAGGGCGTCACGACGTCTTCAGCTTGCCCAGCAAGAGGAAGCGGACGAAGCAGGAGAATAGACCGAACCGCAGGTTCGGAAGACTCAAATCGCGTTGCTTAAAGGCCTGCCGGACCGGCAGGCCTTTTTCTTTGCTGAAAGGCCCCTCCATGTCCTTCCTTCAGACCCTGGCCGCTGCCTTCAAGGGCGGCGCGTCGGCGCGCGTGCCTTTGGCGCGCACTTTCACTTCGCCCTGGCTCTTTGCCGAGGGCTCGGCGCGGGCGCCGTTTGAGTACAATGGCGCAGTCAAGCGGGCCTATGTCGACAATCCGGTGGCGCAGCGCGCGGTGCGGCTGGTGGCCGAGGGAATCGGCGGGGCGCCTCTGCTGCCGACTGACGAGCGCCTGGCCGCGCTGGTCCGCGCGACTTCGGCCGGGCAGGCCCTGCTCGAGACGCTGGCAGCGCAGCTGCTTCTGCACGGCAATGCCTATGTCCAGGTGGTCAAGGATGGCGCGGGCCGGCCAGCCGAGCTGTTTGCGCTGCGGCCCGAGCGGGTTTCGGTGATCGCGGGCGAGGATGGCTGGCCCGCCGCCTATGCCTACCGCGTGGGTGAGCGCAGCCTGACGATTCCGGTGCTGGACGAGGATGCCAGCCCCAACCTGATCCATATCCGCCACTTCCACCCGGGCGACGATCACTATGGGGCCGGGTGCCTGGCCGCCGCCGATCAGGCCGTGGCAGTGCACAATGCCGCGTCGGACTGGAACCGCGCGCTGCTGGAAAACGCGGCGCGGCCCTCGGGCGCGCTGGTCTATGATCCGGGCGATGGCGGCGGCCTCAGCGCCGATCAGTTCGAGCGGCTCAAAGCCGAACTCAGCGCCGCCTATTCGGGCATGGCCAATGCCGGGCGGCCGCTGCTGCTGGAAGGCGGGCTGAAATGGCAGGCGCTCAGCCTTTCCCCCGCCGACATGGACTTTGCCGGGCTCAAGGCCGCCGCCGCGCGTGACATCGCCCTGGCCTTTGGGGTGCCGCCGATGCTGCTCGGCCTGCCCGGGGACGCGACCTATGCCAATTACCGCGAGGCCAACCGCGCACTGTGGCGGCTGACGCTGCTGCCGCTGGCAGGCAAGATCCTCTCGGCGATCGGCGAAGGGCTGGAGACCTGGTTCCCCCAGGCCACGCTGGCAATCGATCTCGATCGGGTCCCGGCGCTGGCCGAAGATCGCGAGCGGCTGTGGAGCCAGGTCAGCGCTGCCGACTTCCTCTCGGCCGGTGAAAAGCGCGCCATGTTGGGCTTGAGCGTTCTGGAGAACAAACCATGAACCGTGACGAGATGCTGGCCCGCCTGCTCGCCCAGGCGGCAGATGAAGGCGCGGACCTCGTCACCCTGCGCGCGGTGATCGAGGAAGCGAGCGAGCTGGGGGCCGAGCGCGTGCTGGCCCGGATGGGCCTCGACGATGCCAATGCCCACAACGACCTGAGCGAACTGCGCGAACTGCTGCAGGCCTGGCGCGATGCCAAGACCAGCGCCTGGAAGGCGGCGGTCGGCTGGGCGGTGCGCGGCTGCCTGGCGCTGGTGCTGATCGGGATCGCCTTCAAGCTCGGCGCGACGGGGCTGCTGAAATGATGCGCTTCGCCGGTTACGCCGCCCTGTTCGACCGGCGCGACGCCGGGCGCGACACGATCCGCCGCGGCGCCTTTGCCCGCACGCTCAAGGAGCGCGCCGAACCGCTGCCGCTGTTCTGGCAGCACCACCCCGACCAGCGGATCGGCTGGATCGAGCAAGTGGGCGAGGACGAGCGCGGGCTGCGCGTGGTCGCCAGCATCGACAACCCCGATGGCGGGGCCGCTGCTGCGCTCAAGGCGGGCCGGGTGACCGGCCTGTCGTTCGGCTACCGCGCCCGCGATTTCACCCGCTCCGCCGAAGGGCGCGAGCTGACCGAGGTGGATCTGTTCGAGGTCAGCCTGGTCACCCACCCGATGCAGCACGGCGCGCGGGTGCATCTGCTCAACAATTCCTCCCCGGCACGGGGAGGTGGCAGCCCTCTGGGCTGACGGAGGGGGCGTGCCAACTGGCACCTCCCCCGCAACGTCGCGCCCGACCGAGGGCCCCCTCCACCACCTCCGGTGGTCCCCCTCCCCGTGCCGGGGAGGATTTTCAAATGAAAGGTAAGTGCCCCATGGATGTTGAAGTCACCCCCGATCCGCTGGATGCCTCGTTCGATCTCGTCGCCCGGCAGGATGCGGCCGAGGCCGCGCTGGGCGAACTGCGCGGCGATGTCGATGAAGTGAAGAGCCGGCTCGAGAAGGTCAGTCGCGCGGCTGCCCGTCCGGCGCTCTCGGGTGCCAGCTCGGCCAGCCCGGAGCTCAAGGGCTTCGTCGATGGCTACCTGCGGCAGGGCCGCGAGACCGAGCTCAAGGCCGTAACCGGCAACATCGCCGCTGACGGCGGCTTTGCCGTCCCGCGTGAGATCGATGCAATGATCGCGGCCCAGCTCAAGACCATCAGCCCGATCCGCGCGATTGCCCAGGTGGTCCAGGTCGGTACGGCCGGTTATCGCAAGCTGGTCACCTCCACCGGCACGGCTTCGGGCTGGGTCAGCGAAACCGCTGCCCGACCCGAGACGACCACGCCGAAGTTCAACGAAATCGTCCCGCCGATGGGCGAGCTCTATGCCAACCCGGCGGCGAGCCAGGCGATGATCGACGATGCAGCGTTTGACCTCGAAGGGTGGCTGGCCAGCGAGATCGCGACCGAGTTTGCCCGGGCCGAGGGCCTGGCCTTCATCAACGGCAATGGCACCAACCAGCCGCGCGGCTTCCTCCAGGCGCCGACCGCGCTGACTGCGGATGCAACCCGCCCCTTCGGCACGCTGCAACATATCGTCAGCGGCAATGCCAGCGGGTTCGATACCGCCCCGGAAATGAAGCTGATCGACATGGTCCATGCGCTGAAGTCCGGTCACCGCCAGGGCGCGGCCTTCGTCATGAACTCGAAGACCATGGCTGCGGTGCGCAAGTTCAAGGCCGCCGATGGCACCTTCCTGTGGCAACCGGGCGTGCTTGAAGGCCAGCCTTCGCGCCTGCTGGGCTATCCGGTGGTCGAGGCCGAGGACATGCCGGACATCGCCGCCAACGCTTTCCCGATCGCCTTCGGGAACTTCAAGAACGGCTACCTGATCGCCGAACGCCGCACGACCACGATCCTGCGCGATCCCTTCACCAACAAGCCCTACGTCAACTTCTACGCCACCAAGCGGGTCGGCGGGCAGGTGCTGGATAGCGACGCGATCAAGCTGCTGCGGATCAGCCTGTAACCTGACCGGCGGGCCGGGGCGTCCCCTCCCCAGCCCGCCCGCACCCGCGCCGCGTCCCCTCTCCCCGGCGCGGGTGCACCCTTTTCCTCCCAGACGGAGACCGCCCATGAAGCGGGCCATTATCACGCCCTATGCGCTGGCCCCGGCGGCGCTGACCGAATTGAAGGACTGGCTGGGCATTGCCTCCCCGGCCGACGATAGCCAGCTCACTGCCCTGCTGCGCGCCGCGATCGAGCACTGCGAGGACTTCACCGGCCTGATGCCGTTGGAGCAGACCTGCGAGGAGATCCTGCCGGTCATTCCAGGCTGGCAAACGCTCTCCACTCGTCCGGTCCAGGCGATCACCCAGGCCCAGGGCATTCCGGCCGAAGGGGCGCGCTTTGCCCTGGCGGTCGATGCCTATGCGATCGACCTGACCGCCGATGGCGCTGGGCGGGTGCGGGTGATCAGCCCTGGCAGCGCCGGTCGGGTGGCGGTGCGCTACACCGCCGGTCTCGCGACCAGCTGGAGCGCCCTGCCCGAGGCCTTGCGCCACGGGATCCTGCGCCTCGCCGCCAGCCAGTACCGCGCCCGCGAAAGCGATGGCCTGGCCACTGCCATGCCCCCCGCTGCCGTTGCCGCGCTGTGGCGGCCGTGGCGGCGGCTGAAGCTCGCCTGATGGCGCTCGACCGCCTGTTCGCCGCGCTCGAAACCGCCGCCACCCGCCTCGCTGAAGCCCGCGCGGAGGAGCTGGCGCTGGCGCGGCGCGATTCCGTGCGCCGCTGGCGCTCCGCCCGGCTGGTCTGGCCGCTGTTCACGAAAGGATCACGCTGATGGAAGTGCCGCTGCGCGCCGCACTGATTGCCTGGCTGGCTGCCGATCCGGCACTGGCGGGAACTCTCAATGCCGTGGTCGAAGAGGTGCCCAGCCGCACCGCCTTGCCCTGGCTGGCGATCGCCGCCAGCGCCAGCGCGGACTGGAGTACCAAGGAGCAGGCTGGCCGCGAGGTCCGCGTGGCGCTGGAGCTGCACTGCCGGGGTGACCGGACCGATACGGCGGCGGCGCTAGTTGCAGCAATTGAGAGCCGCATTGCCGCGCTCCCCGCCGCCCAGACCGGCTTCCGCGTGGTCACGACCCAGTTCCTGCGCGCCCGCGCCGAACAGCGCGCGGCAAACACCCGCGCGATCCTGCTCGAATACCGCTTCCGGCTGCTCGCCGAAGTGTGAGTCCCCGCGAAGGCGGGGACCTCAGGCCTGCCACCTCCAGCTCGTCCGACTGAGGCCCCCGCCTTCGCGGGGGCGCACGACATCGAAAGGAACCAATTATGCCCGCCCAGAAAGGCAGCGCCTTCCTGCTCAAGATCTCCGATGGCGCTACCCCCGCCGTGTACCGCACCGTTGCGGGCCTCCGCACCACCCAGCTGTCGATCACCGGCGATACGGTGGTGATCACCAGCAAGGAAAGCGGCGGCTGGCGCGAATTGCTCTCGGGCGCCGGGGTCCGCTCGGTCTCGGTCAGCGCCGCCGGGATCTTCCTTGGCTCTGCCGCCGAAGCCCAGGTCCGCGCCAATGCCATGTCCGGCACGATCGACGATTACGAGCTGAGCTTTGAAGGCGGCGAAAAGCTGCGCGGCAAGTTCCTGGTCCAGCGGCTCGACTATGCGGGCGATTTCAACGGTGAGCGCAATTACACGCTGGCGCTGGAAAGCTCCGGCGCGGTGGTGCCGGCATGAGCCAGGGCGCCAACGCGCAAGCGAACCAATGGCGCGGCGAGGCGCTGCTGGAGCTGGACGGGCAAGCCCACGTCCTACGCCCCAGCTTCGCCGCGCTGGTCGCCGCCGAAGAAGAGTTGGGTCCGCTGTTCCCGCTGGTCGAGCGCGCCGCGGCGGGTGAGCTGCGGCTCAGTGAACTGGCAGCGCTGTACTGGCACTGCCTGACCAGCCGCGAAGGGTTGGAGCGCGATGCCTTTGCCGAAGCGCTGATCGCTGCTGGCCTCGCCCGCGCGACCAAACCGCTGCGCAGCCTGCTTGCGCAGGTGCTGCAGGGCCGCGCCGATCCGGCATGACTGACACCTTCGGCCGTTCAGCCCAGCTCCTGGCCGGGCACATGGCCCGCCTGTTCGGCTGGCATCCGGACGAGTTTTGGCGCGCCACCCCGGCAGAACTGGCCGCCGTACTCGGCCCGCCCGATGCCGCTGCCCGCCCGCTCGACCGGGCCACTTTCGACCAGCTGATGGAGCGCGATGATGACCGACCCTGTTGACAGCCTGGTGGTGGATGTCCGCGCCAACACCCAGGGCTTTGCTGCCGATATGGCCACCATGCGCGGTAGTTTCGAAGGCACGCTGCTCGACGGTTTCGGCCGCGCTGGCGATGTGCTGGAACGCGGCCTGCTGAGCGCGATCCGCAAGGGCAGCCTGGGGTTCGAGGATCTGCGGCGGATCGCGCTGGGTGTGCTTGACCAGATCGCCGCCCGGGCAATGGATACCCTGTTTGGGGCGATTGGTCTTGGCGGACAGGGCGGCCTGTTTGCCAGCGTGCTGGGCTTGCCCGGCCGCGCCACCGGCGGCCCGGTCAGTCCGGGCCGCGGCTATGTCGTAGGTGAGCGCGGCCCGGAACTGTTCGTGCCGACCAGCGCCGGGCGGATCGAGACCGGCTTGCCGGCACGCGGCCGCGATGTGCGCGTGGCCATCACCATCGCCGCCCCTGCCGGCACTTCCGCCTCGCAGGCGCTGCAGCGCTCGAGCCGTCAGGTGGCGAGCGCGGTCCGCCGCGCGCTCGGCGAACTCTGATCAAGGAACACACCCATGGCCTTCTGGCTCGCCTCCAAACGCGAGGGGCAGGACAGCGACTGGATCCAGCGCTTCGATCCGCGCTTCTGGACCGTCGATTTCCCGCGCCCGATGATGGCGGCGCTGACCACGCCGGCACCCGACACGCTGCGGGTCGATTGCGCCTTCCTGACGCAAGGCGATCTGGCCGGGTTGATCTGGGACAGCACCGACCGCTGGGATCACCCGCTGCTAAGCTATGCGACCGACCGCGACTATTCGCGTACGACGCTCTCGTTCCGCTGGCGCTCGGGCGGGCTGATCGCGCTTGATGGCGTCAACGGTCCGACGCTGACAATCGAAGGCCGCGATGCCGCCGGGGCGCCGCAGACCTGGTTCGTCCGACTCTGGGCTTATGCCAGCGGCACGCCCGAGGACGCGCAGGTCACCCTGCCCTTCTCGGCGCTTAACGCCGGGTGGACTGGCGATGGGGAGCCAGTCCATCCCGCCGCAATCGAGCGGATGTTCATATCGCTCACCCCGCCGGGCCATGTCCCCGGCAGCACCGCCGCCCTGCCTGCGCCAGTCGAGGGCTGGGCGGAACTCTCGGCGATCCGCTGCGATGGCGCGCGGGCGATGCTCGAGCTTGGCGATGTGATCGTGCCGCCGCACGGCATTGCCATGGCGAGCGGCTATGACGATGCCTACAATCAGGCCCCGGCCCGGTTGATCCGCACCGCGCGCCAGCTCGGCTATCGCGGCAGCCTGTTGCACTATCTCGGCATGAGCCATTTCATGCGGCTGGCCATGAGCGGGGCAGAACCGCAAGTGGTGACCAGCGGCGATCCGCTCTGCACCCCGGCACGGGCCTGGCACGCCGAATGGCTGGCCCTGGCCAAGGCCGCAGGGTTCAGCCCGATCCTGTCGCTGTCCTACGAATTGTTCGCGCAATACTGCCCGGCCGCCTGGCAGCAACGCACCAGCAATGGCGATCCCGCGCGGACCGGCTGGGTGCCGCCCTCGGCCCTGCTTTCCCCCGCCAGCGCCCCGGCCATGGCCTGGCTCCAAGGCGTGGGCGCAGCCTTTGCCGGGATGATGAAAGCAGCCGGCCTGCCAGTCCGATTCCAGGTCGGTGAGCCGTGGTGGTGGGTCATGACCGATGGCCGCCCCTGCCTTTACGACCATGCCGCCAAGGCTGCGTTCGGAGGTAATCCGGTGGTGATCGCGGACCTGCGCGGTAGCCTCACTGCGACCCAGAAGGCGCTGCTCGATCAGGCCGGTGCCGTGCTTGCCAGCTCGACGCTGGCCTTGCGCGACGCGGTGCGGACTGCTGCCAGTCCGGGCACGGCCGAAGTGCTGCTGCTGCCGTTCCTGCCGACCGTGCTCGATCCCGCCACGCCAGAAGCGCGCCGCGCCAACTTGCCGCTCGGCTGGGCCAGTCCAGCCTTCGACCGCTTGCAGATCGAGGACTACGACTGGCTGACCGCCGGAGCCGATGCCGCCCGTCGCGCAGGCTATGCCCTGGCGGAAAGCCGACTGGGCTATCCGCCAGAGGAGACGGACTACCTCGCCGGCTTCGTCCTCTTGCCCGAGCAGCGCGAACAATGGCGCCTGATCGATGCCGGGCTAGATGAAGCGGCGGGGCGCCTCGCCCACGAGCGCTTCGTCTGGGCCATGCCGCAGGTCTGCCGCGACGGCTTCACCCGCTTGCCCCCTTCCACCGACGAGGACGCCATGCTGCCTTTTGACGACATTGCCTATCCGCTGGCGCTGGGCCGCGATGCCACGGTGGTTCCGGAATTCTCGACCAGCGTTGCGACGACGGCCTCCGGCTATGAACGCCGCAACAGCCTGTGGAGCGATGCGCGGCTGCGCTTCGACGTTGGCCCGGGCATCCGCTCCGAGGCCGAGCTGGGCGTGCTGCTATCCTTCTTCCGCGCCCGGCGCGGCGCGGCGCGCGGGTTTCGCCTGCGCGACCCGACCGACTTCAGCTCCAACGCCATGACCGGCGCGCCGACCGCGACCGATCAGCTGCTCGGCACCGGCGACGGAGTCCGCGCCAGCTTCGCGCTGGTCAAGCGCTATGGCAGCGGCGATGCCGAACAAGTCCGCCGGATTACCCGGCCGCAGGCCAGCAGCGTGCTGGTCTCCAGCAACGGCTCCACCGTCACCGGCTGGACGCTCCAGCCCGGCGGCGTGATCAGCTTCGCCCAGCCGCCAGCCACTGGCGCGGTAATCCGCGCCGGCTTCCTGTTCGACGTGCCAGTGCGTTTTGCCGAGGATCGACTGGAAATCGCCGGGGCCGATTTTGCCGCCGGCGAAGCGCCATCGGTGCCGATTGTCGAGCTGCGCGAGGATGCCCCGTGAGCCGGGTCTGGTTTGACGCGCAGCTCGAAACGGTCGCCCCGTTCTGGCGGATCCTGCGCCGCGATGGCGTCGCCCTGGGCTTCACCGCCCACGACCGCGACCTGTGGTTCGACGGGATCCTGCACAAGGCGACGCCCGGCATGGTCCCATCTGCGATCCGCCGTAGCGCCGATCTTGAGCCCGACAGCGCCGAGGTAGAGGGCGCGCTCAGCCACGATGCACTAAGCGCCGAAGACCTCGCCCTGGGCCGGTTCGACGGTGCCCGGGTCCTGATCGGTCTGGTCGACTGGGAAAGCCTGGACAGCCACGTGCTCTATCGCGGCAGCGTCGGCAGCATCAGCGAAGAGGCTGGCCGCTTCACCGCCGTGCTGCAATCGCGCAAGGCCGAATTGCAGCGCGATCCGGTGCCGCGGACCAGTCCGACCTGCCGCGCCGCGTTCTGTGGTCCGGGCTGCACGCTCTCTCCGGCGCGCTTTTCGCACGCTGTCGCAATCACCAGTCACGCGCCAGCGGCCAATGCGGTGATGGTGTCCGCTCCGGTGCCTTTGGCCTTGCTGTCAGGCGGCATGCTGCGCTGGCTCGATGGGCCTTATGCCGGGCAGGCAATGGGCATAATCGCCCCCGGCCCGGACGGACTGGTGCTGGATACGCCACTTGACCGGTCGATCCCGCCAGGTACCGCCGCCCTGGCCCGCGAAGGGTGCGACCGCACGATCGCCACCTGCACCAGCCGCTTTGCCAACGCCCTGAATTTTCAGGGTGAACCCTTCCTGCCGGGCAATGATCAGCTGGCGCGCTATGCCAGTCCGGCGCAGTGAGCGGACTGGATCTGGCCGAGGCGGCCGCCGCGCTGGCGGGGCAGCCGTGGCAACTGCACGGGCGCGATCCGGCTACCGGGCTGGACTGCATCGGCCTGCTGGCTGCCGCGCTCGACCGGATCGGGCAGCCCGTGAGCCTGCCGACCGGCTATCCTTTGCGCCTGACCCGGCTGGACGGCTGGTTGCCCGATCCAGCGGGGTTGGGCTTCGCGCCGACACATGGTTCGAGCCAGCCGGGCGACGTAGTCCTGCTGCAACTGGGGCCAGCCCAGATTCACCTGGCAATTGCCGCACCCGACGCGGGCTGGATTCATGCCCATGCTGGCCTACGCAAGGTCGTCCATCAGCCGGCGCTGCCCCCGGGCTCGCTGCTGGGCCACTGGCGGCTCATTTCCTGAGGATATGCATCATGGCAACGCTGGTTTTCTCTGCGATCGGTACTTTGCTCGGCGGGCCGATCGGCGGCGCGATCGGGGCCCTGGCTGGCCGGCAGGTCGATGCCCTGGTCTTTACTCCGTCAGCACGCCAGGGACCGCGCCTGACCGAGCTCTCGCTCTCGGCCTCCAGCTATGGCCTGGCCGTGCCGCGTCAGCATGGCCGGGTCCGCACCGGGGGGCAGGTGATCTGGGCCACTGACCTCGTCGAGCAGAAGGACCGCCAGGGCGGCGGCAAGGGCCGGCCGGCCACCGTAACCTACACCTATTCGGCTTCGTTCGCCGTGGCCCTGTCGAGCCGCCCGATCCAGAGCGTCGGCCGCATCTGGGCCGATGGCAAGCTGCTGCGCGGCGCGGGCGGCGACCTCAAGGTTGGCGGGACGCTGCGGGTGCACACCGGCCATGGCGACCAAGCCGCCGATCCCCTGTTGGTGGCAGCAGAGGGCGGCCAATGCCCGGCCTATCGCGGCCTCGCCTATATCGTGTTCGAAGACCTGCAGCTGGCCGAATATGGCAATCGCATCCCGGCGCTAAGCTTTGAGATCCTCGCCGATAGCGGGCCGCTGAACCTGCAGGCCATGCTCGATCCGGTGGTGCCTGCTTGCGACGCGACCGTGACGCTGGAAGGACTTGAGGGGCTGACCGTCGAAGGAAGTCCGGGCGATCTGCTGACCCTGCTGGACCCGCTATACCCGCTTGATTGCGATGCCTGCGATGCGCAGCTGACGATCCGGCCGGAACGCAGTCAGGCCGCGCCCTTGGCCTTGCCGGAACCCGCGATCGCCAGCGCGGCCGAGGACTTCGGCGGTAAGGCCGGTTTCACGCGGAGGCGCGGGCTCGACACCGAAGCGCCGATCAGCGTGCTGCGCCACTACGATCCCGATCGTGATTATCAGCCCGGCGCGCAGCGAGCCCAGGGCGCCCCAGCCCCAGGCCAGCCGCGCGTGTTGGAGCTGCCGGCGACGATTACCGCTCCGGCAGCCCGGCAGTTGATCGATGCCGCCGCCCGGCGCCGCGTCTGGGCCCGCCACAGCCTGTCCTGGCGGGTCAGCCAGCTTGATCCGGCAATTCATCCCGGCACCTTGGTGACCCTGCCAGGGGAAAGCGGCAAGTGGCGAGTGAAGGCCTGGGAATGGCGCAGCGAGGGCATCGAGCTGATGCTCGAACGCGTCGCTCCGGACTGGCCGGATCCCGCCGGGGCGAGCGATCCGGGCCGGGTCGGCAGCGATCCCGATTTGCTGCGCGGTCCGACCAGTCTGGTAGCGCTGGAGCTGCCGTGGGATGGCAATCCAGCCACGTCCCTGCCGCAGCTTCACGCCGCAGCCTGCTCGTCAGGGGCGGCGTGGAATGGGGCCAGCTTGTTCGTTGATCAAGGCGATGGTGCACTCCAGCCGCTTGGCCCGACCGGACGCGCGGCGGCGATTCTCGGCACTTGCGTCAACGCGCTACCGGCGGGGTCGCCGCTGCTGCTTGACCGGATCTCGGTCGCCAACATCTCCCTCGCCGACTCGTCCGCAATCCTGACCGACGCAACCCTCCGCCAGCTGGCGCAGGGCGCCAACAAGGCGCTGATCGGAAACGAGATCATTCAGTTCACCAAGGCCCGCCCGGTTGGCGGTGGTCAGTGGGAACTGTCCGGCCTGCTGCGCGGGCGCGGCGGGTCCGAAGCGGCGATCGGCGAACATCTGGCCGGCGAAGCCTTTGTCCTGCTCGACACGGCGCTGGTCGCGCTTGACCCAGGGCTGGTTGGCCCGCCCGAGCAGGCCACGATCGCCGCAATCGGACTGGGCGATGCGGTACCCGTGCAAAGCCCGGTGCGGCTGGCCGGCATCGGCTGGCGGCCGCTCAGCCCGGTGCACGGAACGGCCACGGTGCCGGCAGGCGGCGGCCTCATCCTGAACTGGACGCGCCGCGCCCGCGGAGCCTGGCGCTGGGAAGACGGGGTCGATGCACCGCTTAACGAGCAGCGCGAAGCCTATGCAGTCGAATTCGGCCTGCCCGGCGCCCCACTGGCACGCTGGGATTCCGCCAGCCCCTCGCTGACCCTCGCCGCAACTGAATGGAGCGCGCTGCAGGCCGCACAACCGGCCGGCATCTTTGCGGTGCGGCAGGTGGGCGACCGCGCCGTTTCGCTGCCGCTCATCATCGCCCCCGCCTGA